AGACTGGGCTTAAAAACAATGATGTTAGAAATAACAATTATATAAACATCAATCTTAAAGTAAATAAGGAACATGAGAATATTGTCATTGTTTGATGGTATTGCAGGAGCAGGCCAAGCAATGAAAGAGTTAGGCTATGACTTTGAATATTATTCTAGTGAAGTAGATAAGTATGCAATTCAAGTAGCAAAAGCTAACCACCCTACTTTAAAAGAATTAGGAAATGTTAAAGCTATCAATGGAAGTGATTTTAAAGACATAACATTGTTAATAGGTGGTTTTCCTTGTCAGTCATTTTCAGTAGCAGGAAATAGAAAAGGCTTAGAAGATGAGAGAGGCCAATTATTCTTTGAAATGATGAGAATATTAGAAGAAGTAAAGCCTAAATATTTTTTGTTTGAAAATGTAGCTAGTATGTCAAAAGCTAATCAGGGTTTTATTAGCAAAAAGTTGGGGGTAAAACCTATCATGATTAACTCTGCATTACTAACAGCCCAACAACGCAAAAGATTATATTGGACTAATATACCTAATATCAAGCAACCAGAAGATCAAAATATTTACTTAAAAGATATTATTGAAGATGATGTTGATGGGAAGTATTTTATAAGAAATACAACTTTTACCCCCACAAAAAGAAACACAAACATTAATACCTTAGTTAGAGTTGGGCATTTTAATAAAGGAGGTCAAGGTGATCGAGTTTATTCTGTTGAAGGAAAAAGTGCTTGCCTTTCCGCTAATGGAGGCGGTAGGGGAGCAAAGACTGGGTTATATGCAATAGCCCAACGAGGAAGAAATATTGTTAATGGTAAAAGAAAAGACATAAACGGAGCTAAAACAGAACAAAGGTTTGAAACGTCTTATAGTGAAAAATCTAATTGCCTTACTAGTGTTCAGAAAGACAGTTTATTGTTAGATTTAAATAATTATATTATTAGGAAATTAACTCCGACTGAATGCGAAAGATTACAAGGCTTTCCAGATAATTACACACAAGGCATTAGTAACACGCAGAGATATAAAGCTTTAGGCAACAGCTTCACAGTTCCAGTAATTAAACATTTATTAACTAATCTATAATAAGGAACATGGAATTTATACAATTCAAAGATAAAGAGCCTATCAACCTCGAGCAAGTTATGGCTATTCAGTTTAGTGAAAGCCAAATTACGAACCATCACACTATTTTTTTCATCGGCAACGGACCAAAAGAGAGATGGATTTTTAAAGACAAAGAAGAGTATGAGAGAGCTGTAGAGTTCGTAAAAGACCACAGCATAAGCTTTAGTACTAATTAGAAATATGGTAGGGGTTTTGTTTCCTTCCCCCCTACCGCCTAAAAAATGAAACCTGACATACCTTTTAACTGGGAGCCTCGCCCCTATCAAACTCCACTGTGGGATGCAATAGCCAATAAAGGCATAAAAAAAGCTGCGTATTGTTGGCATAGAAGAGCTGGGAAAGACCTTTTTGGCTTGAATTTCTTGATTTTTTCCGCCTATCGAACAGTAGGTACGTACTGGCATGTATTCCCGACGTATAAACAAGGGAAGCGGGCAATTTGGTCAGAAACAACTTTAGATGGAGTTAGATATTTAGATTACATTCCTGAGGATCTTATCAGCCATAAGAACGAACAGGAGATGAAAATCACTTTTAAGAACGGAAGTGTTTATATGATTATTGGAGCGGAAGACCCATCAAGTTTGCGTGGATCAGGAATTAAGGGCTGTATTCTTAGTGAATATTCGGAGCAAAACCCAGCTTCAAGAAGAGTAATTCAACCAATGTTATTGGCGTCTGATGGTTGGGAGTTGATTAACTTCACTCCTAAAGGCAAGAACGATGCTTATCGATTGTTTGAGTATGGCAAAACACAAGATGATTGGTACACAGAAATACTTACAGTTGACGACACTAATGTATTTGATAAAAGTAAACTAGAGAAAGCTAAACAAGAATTACTAGCTACAGGCCAAACAGAAGATTTCTTCAACCAAGAATACTACTGTAGTTTTAGTGGAAGTGTAGATGGATCATATTATGGAGCTTTAATTAGTAAACTTTATGAGGAAAATAGAGCACTAACGATACCTTACGAACAGGATTTAAAAGTTAATACGGCTTGGGATCTTGGAATGGCAGATTCTACAAGTATTGTTTTCTGGCAACATTTTGGAAATGAAATAAGAATTATTGATTATTACGAGAATAGCGGTGAGTCATTACAGCATTATGCTCAAATCTTACAGCAGAGAGGATACATTTATGATAGGCACATAGCGCCCCATGATATTCGTGTTAGAGAATTAGGATCAGGAAAATCTAGACTTGAGACGGCCTTAAAGCTTGGAATTAATTTCGAAATATGTCCTAATATACCAATAGCAGACGGAATCAATGCTTTAAGGATGATATTTCATAAGCTTTATTTCGATAAAGAAAAATGTAAGAAATTATTAGATAACCTCAGCCAATATAAGAAATTATATGACGAAAAGCTGCAATGTTTCAAAGACAAGCCCTTGCATGACTACACTTCGCATAGTGCGGATGCAATGAGGTATTTTGCAATAGCAGTAGGATATCAAGAAAAAAAACAAGGCGAGCAATCAGGATTCGCAATTATGGATTAACAATCAAAGATTAACAATTATTTAAGTAAAAATTATGGGATTATGGAAAAGTATAGTTCAGCCGATAGAAAGATTCACATCAAGTTTTCTGGATACTTTAACAGGCAACCCCAAGAAAAAGGCTAAAAACAGGGCATATGATGCACGAATGGCTGCATATGATAAACGCCAAGCAGAAGAACGCCGAGTCCAAAAAGAAAAAGACGATGCAATGCTGACAGAGCAAGAGAGAATCAAAAGAAACAGAACAGTATTTTCAAGTCGAAAAAATAGAAGAAGACAAGGATATGGGGGAATGCTTAGAAAGAAATTAGGTTCAGATTAACACATGGTCAAAACAGTAAAAGAATGCCTTGAGCTTTATTCAAGACTATCAACAACAAGAACAAATTGGACTAGTTTATGGAGTGATACGGCTAAATATTTCGCACCTTCTAAAGAAGGAATCACAGAGATTGAGACATATAAAGGCCAACGCAAAGGCCAATATTTACATACATCTTTTGGGATAAAAGCTGTAGATGAATTTGCAAGCGCACTTCATGGGCTACTTTGCGATCCAAGTAGAAAATGGTTCAACTTCACGATTAAAGACGATCAACTTCTTGAGGAAGAAGAAGTTAAGGAATATTTAGACACAGTTACAGAAACTATTTTATCTGAATTAACTGCTGACGGTTCTAACTTCAATGAAAAAATGTTAGAGGTTCTTCGTGATATAGCAGTATTTGGAACTAGTGGCTTATATTCTTACTTGTCAGAAGACGAGGATTACTTAAGGTTCAAAGTCCACGGAATCAAAGAATTGTTCTTAGCCAATGACGATGATGGCAAGACAGACATAATGATTAGAAGCTTTAGATTAACATCTAGGCAAATAATCAACAAATGGGAAAAAAAGCAAGGTGCTAGAATTCCAAAAGCTATACAGCTAAAACATGAGAAAGATCCTTTTGCAGAGCATGAGATAATACAAGTTGTTTACAAAAACCCTGCATACATTGAGGGCTTTGGCTTTGAATGGTTATCTAAATTTATAGCAGTAGAAGCTAAGGAAATGATCGACCAAGAGGGATTTATCAGCTTCCCAGTTGCGATATTCCAATGGAATCAAGTTGATTCATTGAATGAAGTTTATTCAAGAAGTCAGGCTCAAAAAGCTTTGACCGACATGAAAAAGCTTAACACGATTGAAAAGCAAAAGATTATTGCTAATGAGAAGAATTTAAACCCACCAAAATCTTTACCTACAAATTATTTTGGTAACAGAACTTTAGATCTAAGAGCTGGAGCGTTGAATTACTTCAATGCAAATGCGATGCACAATGAAAGAGCGGTACAAGATTTAGTTAATATAAACCCTACTGCGTTAGCCCACACAGTTGAAGATATTGAGAAATTAGAATCAGAAATCAGAGAAATGTTCTTCCACGAACATCTCAAGGTAATGAGGGATCCTAGATCAACAGCAACGCAAGTATTAGCTCTACAGGAGCAAGGTTTAAGATTAATGTCACCATTTTCAGGGACATTACAAACGACAGGACTAAGACCTTTATTGATGCGAGTATTTAAATTACTTGAAGCTAAAGAAGTTTTACCTGAAAGACCTGAGGCATTGATAGATCAAGATCTACTTATTACTTTTGATAATAGTGCTGAAAGAATATCCGAGAAATCACAATTACAAGATTTAGATGACTTTATACAAAGAATGTCAATTCCAGCAGAAATTAGACCTGAGATACTGGACAACATAGACTTTGACGAGGTAGCTAAACAATTAGCGAAAGTAACAAACATTAAGAAAGACATCATAGTTGAAGATGACAAAGTAGCAGAGATTAGAGAACAGAGAGCAGAGCAACAAGCACAAGAGCAACAAATGGTTAACAGCGAACGAGTCATTGATTCGGTAGCTAAAGTTCAAGGAATGGAAAATACAAATGCAATTATTTAAATTTAGATTTGCTGCGAGAAAACGCAGAAGGAAAATAAAAAAAACACGCAGAGCTTTTAAGTCAAGCTTCACGGCAAGACCTAGCGTATATTCAAAGAAAGACATTGAGTCCGCTTATGTCAAATTCTTTAGTAGTGAATATGGCAGGATTGTCTTAAGTGATTTGTGGAAAGAATGCGGATACAACAATAACGCCCTACCCTTTGCCGATGATGCAGCGGTATATATACAAGGCAAGCGAGATCTAATGGCTTACATTTTCAATCGTGCAAAAGAAAGCACGAACGAAATGATCAATGTAGCCAGAAGCAAAGAATATGATGATGTACAGCAATTTGATAAATCTAAAACTGAATAATAAATGCCAGAAGAAACACAAGGTTCAGTAGCACCTGAAGCTACAACTGAAGAAGCCGTATCTAACCCATTGACTAATGCCAATTTAGATGCAGGAAAAAGCACAGATTGGCACACAGAGTTACCTGAAACATTTAGAGGAAACCAAAACTTTACTAAATACAAAACTGCGGATGACTTTTACAACTCACACTTGAATTTAGTTAGCAAGCTTGGAGAAAAAGCACCTTCTGCTCCTGAAAAGTTTGAAGATTACAAATATGATCTAGGAGAGGATTACAAATTGCCAGAAGGTTATGAGATCAACGATGATTATTTAAAAGGAGTCAAAGAATCATTTCAGAAAAACAACATCCCACAGGAGGCATTTAACGACATTGTGAGCAGTGTAATTAAAGCCGAGGCAAATGAGTACCAAAATACAATTACAGAGCAGCAGAACGCAGCTA